TCACATCACTCACAAGCATGATTACAGCCCTCTGGAGGCGTCAATGTTCAACTCATCGGGCGAGAACAGCGGGGCTTCTGGTACTTCTTCAGTGGCAAGGTCGAGCTTGGACTTGCGCTTGGCGCGGGTCTTCACCACCTGCTCAATCTGTTCTTCTACCACAGGCGTAATGAACCGCTCAGGGAACGCTTCCTGCTCGCTGACTTCTTCGCACAGCGGGTTCTCCGCGAGAATCGGATGCCACTCGTAGATGAACCCGTCTTTCTTGTTGCGGAGGTATTTCATTTCTTCATCCCCTTGAGGGTTTTGGCAAGCCGCGCCCGCTGACCCAGTTTACCCGGAGCCTTCGCCGCTTTCTCAAGCGCCTTAGCGGGGATCGTCTCCCCTTTCTTCACGCCCATCTGCTCACGCAGGGCACCCGGTTTCTTGATTGCGTCCTGTATCCACTTCTTGCCAGCCATAGGTCACCTATACTTCGCTGTTTTCTTTGCCACGGAATCGGGCTGTTTAACGAACTGCTTGCCCGACTTGGTACCCTCACGCTTGGCACGAGTTGTCGCCGCGTACTCCGCAGAGGTCAGGGCTTCTCTGGCTTTCTTCGGAAGGTACCGCTCACCTGTAGCCTGCGAACCCTGCGTCGAGGGCTTACCGGACTTGGTTCCCCAGTCTTCTTTTGTCCACTTGGAGAGCGACTTCTGCGAAGAGGTCTTCCCACCAGTATAGCCACCTCCAGCCTTCTCGTACTCTTGCGCGACGATCTGTGCTTTGCGCGCAGACCACTGACCCGGTTGCCCACCTTTACCCCCTGCCATCACGCGGTCTTTGATCCGCTCCCGCAGATCAGGCTTGGTGTATGCCATGGCTACCACTTCGCCTTGTCGGCCCAGTACGCCGCAGACATCTTCCCTTTGGCGATATTTGAGGCGTGGCGGGCTTTGAACGACTCCCGGCGCTTGCGGTATGACTCGCTCTCACCCTCTTTCTTGGGCGATCCTGAGACACCCTGCTGGCCGAATCTGATGGTCTTCACCTGATCCCCAACCTTCGCCACGACGACATGACTCTTGGTTGGGTGGTTCGGGGTCCGCTTCGGCTGGTTGTATCCGCTGACGCCTGCGCGAGCAAGGCGTGGGTCTTTCGTTGTTGGCATTACGCAACCGCTCCTTTGATAACCGCAAACTGAATTACGGGAGACTCTGTGCCCGCCGCAGGGACGGTGGAGTTGTCGAGGTTACCGACAGAGATAACACAGGAACCTGCCGTAGTTTCTACAACACTGACTTGGTAGTACTTCCGCGTACCCGCCGCACATCCGCTCTTGATGGACGCAACGATAATGTCGTTGGCGGCGATGGTGCTGTTAGTGAGTGTGAACTCATCAGCCTCATGGCCGGAAATACTGGCGGCAAACAGGACGATCTCGCCTGTAATCTTGTTGAGCGTAACACCAGTGGTGCGGCTGGTGCCCTGCGTAACCGTTCCCCCCGTCCCTGTCGGGTATCCGATAGACGTAGTGGCCTCCAGCTTGGTGGCGGTGACAGAGCCGGTACCGTTGGGGGTTATCGTAATGTTCCCGTTGACGCCATCATAGATGCGGATGACGCCGCTGTTCGTACCGGCGTTGGTATTGAGGATCAAGTCCCCCGTACCGCTGGTGGTCAGTGTGGCGTCGACGTTTGAGTCGCCGATCTGCACAGTATCCGCGCTGAGGATAACGTCGCCCGTACCGTTGGGAGTCAGCGTGATGTTGCCGTTCGCCCCGTCAAAGATGCGGATGATGCCGGAGTTAGTCCCGCTGTTGGTACTGATGATCATGTCACCCGTACCGTTTGTCGTGAGCGTGGCATCTACGTTGGAGTCGCCCATGCGGACAGTGTCGGCATCCAACTGCACATCGCCCGTGCCGTTGGGGGCGATCACGACGTTACCGTTGGTGTTGGTGCTGGACAACGTGTTGCTCGTCATCCGCAGGTTACCGCCGTTGACGGTGGTACCCGTGAACGTAGTCGTTCCGGTGAAGTTCGGATTGGACAGAACTACCTGCCCCGTACCGTTAGGCGTGAGGTAGATATTCCCGTTGGTGTCTACGGACGAAATGGTGTTACCGTCAAGCTGAAGGTTATCAACAGCAACGGCAAGCGTACTGACTTGGAGCGCAGTCGCCGTCCCCGTGCCGCTATAGACCGTCTTCAACGTACTGGTCGGCCCATCACTAACGTGCAACAACTGGTTGTACGTTGACGTAATAGTGTTGTTCGTCAAATTTGTAGGCATGGTAACACCCTATAAAAACAGGGGCCGAAGCCCCTGCTATCAGCCTGCGGCCATCACAATCCAGTTGGTTCCGTCGCAGACAAGCGTCGCCCACTTACCGGCAGTACCAGCAAGAATAGCGGTACCCGCCGTGTTGGAATCAACAGGCTTGACGTTGGACGAAGCAGAGACAACCGTCTGCGCGGCGATGGTCTTGATCGTAACTACACGACCTGCATTAGCAGAAGCCGTAGGGAAAGTTACAGCAATCGAACCAGAGCCGTTACAGACTATGAAGTTCTCGGTCGCGGCCAACGTGAACGCCGCTGTTTTAGTGACAGGCGCAGTAGACTTCACCGTGTTGAGCGTGAAGTTGCTGGCTTGACCACTGTTGATTGTCAGGTTGTCCTGAGCAATACCAGTATAAAGACCCATGAGCGTACCCTCTTAGAAAGGGGGCTTGCGCCCCCTTGGGATTAGTTGGTGTCGATGACAACCGCAAAGACCTTCACAACGCAGTCGGTCGGAACCGCAGTGTTGAGCAGAAGGTCAATCGTGTCAGCAGAAGCAACAACCGTGGGGTTGGCAAGGTCAGCGGCCTTCAGACCCGTGCTATTGGAAGCAAGGTCATTACCGTAGGCGTTGGCGGCGGCAGGTGAACCGCCGGTGTAGCCGAGGTCGAAGGTAGCCGTGGTGTTGGTCGTCTCAGCCGTGGTGATATTAAGACCAGCGGAGAGTACAACCGTGCCAGCGGGCAGGCTGATGATCTGGAGCGTGTCGCCAGCGGCCAGTGCAGTAGCACTAGCGGCAGAACGAGCGGCTACGATCTTGGCGAAATCCAACTCTACAGAGTACTTGGAAATGCCAGTGCCATCAGGGTACGCGGCGGTGCCTTTGTTAAAGCCAAGGGAGTCAGTGTAAGCGGCCATGTGAGTATCCTCTTAAAATGGGTAGAGCGGGGGCTATTCACCCCCGATCATTAGAACGTGATAACAGCTTGTGACAGAGCTTCGGGCTTGACGACCTTGTAGCCATACACCTGAAGACCACGGATGATGTTTCCGAAGGTGCTTTCAGAGCGGATGGTTTCCATGTTGGTCATCTGCGAAGCAAAGGTGAAGCCCATCTTGTGGCCGGCAATGATGCTGTACTTGCCGCTGGACACGTTCAGGTTGTGGCTCATGTAGACCGTGAAGCGGTCGATCATACCGAGGCGACCGTTACGAACGATGGAGGTGCCGTCGCCAGTCAGCGAGGCGTCCTTCAGTTCGGACTTCTTGATCAGACCGGCCATCTTGGCAGGGATAACGATGAAGCGACCGCCTTCAGGAGCGTTGGCTTCGTCGAGTACCGTGCCCATGTCGACGATCAGATCAACGACAGAGACCGTACCGCCAGCGCCGTCTTTGGTGACGGTGATGGGGCTACCGGTCGTGCCGAGGTTGAACGAAGAAGAGATACGGCCAGCCGTTGCACCTTTGTTCTGCGCGGAAATGTCCGGCAGGAGGTCGGTCAGAACGCGCTGGTCAATCTTGATCTTCATACGCTCAGAGGCGTCCTTCGACCAAGTGTCCATCAGGTTGATGTCAGACTGCACCTTGTCAACGTCGTCCTCGACGCAAGCGAAGTACTCGCCCTTGTCGATGATAAGCTGGAGCTTAGGCTTGTCAGGGTTCTCTACGGAGAGCGTCTGACCCTTGACGTAGGTCTTGATGGTGATTTCAGGAGTGGTACGGATGTTGACCGTGTCACCCATCTGACGGATTTCACCTTCGTAATCGGTGTTGGAGATAGCGGCAAGGACAGTCGCATCGTAGAAGTTCTCGATGAGTTTGCCAGACCAAATTTCTGGGATGAAGTTGCCGCTGTAATTAGGACGGCCCGGTGCTACTGGAAATGACATGGTTATTCACCTCTAATGAAAGTTATGCGGTTATCCGACCGTCACGTTGCGCGGCAAAAATGTCGCGCTCAATGCGGTCACGTTCAGCTTCACGACCTTTGTACTTCCCAGAGCGGACATCGTTGAAGAATTCACGGATGTCTGCCGGACTGTATACATTAGTCTTGCTGGCGGCTACGGTGCTACCACTCTTGGCGCGTCCCGGAGCTACCTGCCTCTCCAATTCAGAAGTAGCTGACTTCCGATTGGGCTGAGCAACGGTGGTCTTTCCAGAGACCTCAAGCCATGTGCGGAAGAAGTTTGCCACCCGGCGGGGGTCAAGCACCCGCTGAGCGTCTTCAAGGTACGTCTGCCGCGTAATCCCGGTAAGCGGGTCTGCTTCCAACAACCAGTTGTGAAACTCCTGATCGTTGTTGACCGCCTGCCAGTTAGGTACTGCACTGGTGAGGTCAGCCCAAAACTGCTGTTCCGCTGTCGCGGCCTGCTGTTTGGCGACTGCCTGCACCTGCGGTACCACACTCGTCTGCATCTGCTGGATGTAGGATTTCAGTTGGTTGATCTCACCATGGAGATTACCCACCTCTTCCTGATACACCCGACGCATCACGTCAATCGAATCCCCATACTCGTCAATGTCGGCTTGGGTCACGACCTTCTGTTTCTGCGTCGAGGCAGTCTGTCCCTGTGCCGGCTGAGCCGACAACGAGGCCAACAACTGCTCCAACTGAGCAACACGGGAATTTAGCTCCTTGTTCTGCGAGTGCAGACGAGGAACTTCCGCGTTATACATTCCCTGAAGCGTCCTGTATTTTTGCAACAGTCCGTCTTCCGTAGGCTTTTCGGCGGGAGCTTGCTCATTCCCCACCGATTGAGTAGCAGTATTCTCCTGCTGGTCGGCATCGCCCTCGTTCTGCACCTCTGCTACCGGCTCGTCCGCTTCGCTCTGCGCGTTCGCGGGTTCCTCAGTGAGTTGCTTATAGAGGTCTTGTACTGCCTCCGCTTGTTTCCGAATCTGCTCTGGCATAGCCATGTTGAACGCTCCTAATCGGTATGCGTGTGGGTAACCGGCGAGTTAAAGGTGTAACTTTGCCGCTATCTCAGGGGCTTCTTTGACGAACTTATGCAGTTCGCCCAACACCTGACACCGCCCCTGCTTCAGTGCCGTGTGTTCTATAGCGTGTGGGAGTTGCTCAAGCTCATGCGCTCTCCACCCCGCAAGCCACTCCAGAAACTCCGGATGCTGTCGGGATATGAGCGCCATGATCTTTGTCACCCGATGATCTGGCTTGATCATGGTTGACCACTCACACGACTACTAACCGTATTGCCCTCGGTGCCGCCTTTCTGCGACCCGTCAGGCTGTACATTCTGTGGGCCGGCAGGCTGTGCGGCCTGCATCTGCGCCTCTACCTTACTAACATAGTCCAACTTCTCACGGGATGGAACTATGTCATCTGCCGGCATCTGGAGTCCCTTGGCGATCTCACGCAGTATCGCCGCTCTGCCGTCCTTGCCGATGATCTCAATGTCTACCGGGTTGGCGGTGGCATTCAGGAACTCTATGCGCCGGACGTTGGTCGTCTCTTTCGTAGCGAGGTTGATGGCACCACGGGGCAAGACTTGCACGTCGCCCTTGATGCTCTCGTCCTCGTCGTATCTCATATTGTAGACGAACTGACGGCTGACAACAGGTTTTACGATGTCAGCGTCGATGTGCATGACGACCTGTCGGATGGATTTACCGGCCGCGCCCATGAGCATCGACAGACCGGACGAAGTACGGCCTGCACCCTGCACATTCAGATCGCCGTAGACGTAGGCAGGGATACCGGAATGATCATCAGCCAGACGGCTAAACTTCTCGTAGACCGCCATCAACTCACTGGCGTTACTGACCGGCTGTGTGAAGCGTATAGCTGGCGCACTTGATCCCACGGGATCGTTTGTAGTCTGCCAGATTTTCCAAGGGTGTAACTGAGTAATGTCTTCATTAGGAGGGATTCGCTCAAGGTTGACTTCAACCTGCGGGCCAGACGAAATACCCATATTGTTGACAAGTGATCTCGCAGCCGCGTTACACACGCCCTGCAAATCCTCGATAATTTTTGGAATACCTTTGCCCCAAAACGCTCCCGGCGCTTTGATGAATGAGGTCTTGGCATAGGGCTTCTCCCCAAGCGGGTCGTAGTTGAGAACCGCTTTGATGACGTAGTTCCCTACCAACCACACGTTGGCGTCATACTCACGGGCGTCGTCCGGCACATCTTCCTCCGACATGCCCCACTCAATCAGCATCTTACCGCTGACCTTGCCCCAGAACTCCAGCGCGTCATACATTTCGGTCGGACGCATGTAGGAGTAATACTTCCGCTCTTCCTCGTTCTTGGTCAACTCAACGTCTTCGTTGATCCAAGACTGACCGTTGCCAATCTCCAGCACCTTGCGGATGGCCTCGTCATCATACCCCGGCACCCCGATCAGGTCAGACAAGTCCATCCGGCTGAGGCGGTGATGCTCAAACAGGTAGCCA